CTACTCTTCACCGATAAAGGGCAGCAGTGACACCAATTGGTTCGGCACCACGCCGGGCGGACAGTAATTTTGAATGCAGGCCGGAAGCGGTGGAATTGTGATGTCCATCTCCTGCGCGGCGACAGGTGTCCATTCCGCCAGAAAAGCCGCCCACGCTTCCGGCTGATGCGGCCAAACGCCAGTCATCTTCTTGCCCGTGCTGTCGGTTAGTGCGTTGTGCGCGATGGCCTCGTTATGAGCTTTCTCGCCGGCTATAATGCAGGGTTCCGCGCACAGCGCGGCAAAAGTGCGCGAGATGGCAAATTTCAGACGAGACCACTCCACTGAAAAACCCCGCTCATGAGGTAGATCGTACGTCGCGAACTGTGCGAGTGTACGAACAGCTTCGACAGCTTTTCCGACCGTCAGATGCAGTTTGACGGTTTTTGCCACAGCGGAAGCCGCTGGAACCGGTAGTACTGTTTGGCTAAGTCGTTTTGCTTTTCTTTGAGACATTTAGACCTCTTTGTTATTTACAATGCCTGCTGGACGCGGTAGCCTTTGGGATATGACTACCACGCTTTATTGGGTTCTGAACATTTACTGGCTGATCGCTTGCGCGAATGGCGCGACGCCGGCGTGTGTTCTCGCTGAACAGCAGGGCCTGCAATGTTATGTCGCGGAGCCGATGCCCTTGGCACTGATGTCGATACCGAACACGCTCCTGCCCGCCTCCGATCCTAGACCTCGCTGTGCAGCACTGGTCAAGCCGAAACTTAGCGTATCCCATCGCTAGGTGATCACCCCACCAGAAACATATCGGCCAGCCGCGATTGCCGCCGCGAGCGTCCCGTTGTAACCTGCGTTGCCAGCCATGGTAATCCCGTTTTGCCCATAGATCGTCGTACCGTAAGAGCTGGAGATCTGCAGCCCGGTAATTGAAAGGGCGATCGCTGGTGCTCCGTTGTATATGATGCCAAAACCAGCCCAGGTTATATTGGCGACGTACAGCCCGGATGTGGCCGTCAGCCCGGCTGTGCTGTCAGAGACTGCAACTGTGCAGTTTGTCGTGACGATACTCAGCGATCCCCCGTTGATCGCCGGTGAAGTGAGTGCAGCGTTCGCAATGCTCACGCCGTTCTGATTGATCAGGACCTGCGCCAGGCCGCGCACGAAGGTAAAGCCGCTGTACCCAATGTAGATGCCGGGCAGACTGCATGCTTGCCAATAGGCAGGGTAACTGCCTGGGGCATAGCCGGCGCCAGGCGGTTGCACATAACAGGCGTAGTAGCTGGCGCCCACCGCCACCACGCTGCCGACATAATATTGGGTACCGCCGCTGTAGGCCGGCGGAGGGCAGGTGATGGTCACACCGTTGGCGCTGGCTCCAAACTGCGCGCCGGTTGTGGAATTGGCAATGGTGCCGCCGGTCGAATTGAGTGTGAAGGTGTTGACGGGGCTCGGATACGAATCGCCTAGCACGATACCCGACCCGCCAAATTCCAGAAACTCCGGATTCGAGCTGAAATTGTTGATAAAGTACTGTGTGACGCCGCTTTGGAAAGTGATGGTCGAGTTCAGACCCAATGCACCGGCCACGTTCCCAAAATGTGGGCCAACCGGTAGGTAGCTGCCACCGACATAGAGATTGTTGGCATCGGTCGCCGTGGTCGCCGTGGCCGCTGTGGTAGCAGAGCCTGCCGAGGTTGCGTAAGTGGCATTGGTCGCATTGGTCGCATTGGTCGCATTGGTCGCATTGGTCGCGTTCGTCGCATTCAGCACGGCGCCGTTCACCTGAGATCCCAGCACCTGTGAATTCGCCGGGTTCACCACCACGTCGTACCATTCGTTGCCCGACCCGTCCGTGTAGACCGTGCCGGCATAGCCCGACAGCCAGCAGGAATCTTGCTGAAACTCGGTAGCCTGGCCGCTGGTCTGGGTGATGCCGGTCCTCGAAGCCACCTTCCAACAGAATCGCAGCGTCGTGTTGGCATCGGAAGGCACGCCCCAATTTGCGATCTTGGCCACTACGCTATTCAGAGTCACCGAAGTGGCATCGCCGTCGTCTAGCACCGGGTCCAGTGTCGGGTGAAGACCTCCAGGCACGAATGATGCCCCAGTGCCCGCACCGGTCTGCACGTAAAGCCGCCCATAAAAGAAATTAGGATTCGGCGAGTACGGAAAGACTTGGGCCTGAATGTTATGGGCTGCTGGCGTTGTCCCATTCGCGCCGCGTGTCACCTGGATGCTCCCCGCGGTCGTCGTAACCTGCACGATTTCGGAGTCGATCTGGTAATAATCACCGGCCAGGTAGTTTCCCGGATTCAGCGCGGGCAGCGTCGCCGTCGAGTTGTTCATCGCCGACGCCAATGTGTCGATGCGAGTCGCCCCCTCTACGTAGCGTGGGAAAGTGGCATACATTGCCAGTCCGAAAAGCCCTTGAGATCCACCGATGGTGTTCTGATAGGCCAAATTGTTGGCGTAGCAGCTCGACGCCATCGCGGACCCAGCCGCCGGCGGCGATACATTGAATGCCGCACTGACGACCGCACCCGCCATTAACGCAGGGTTCGTGCCGCCGGGGCTCCACGATATGGCGCCTGGGACCGCAACCAACTGTACCGAATCCGTAGCGCCAGTCGGAGCCCAGAAGCCGGTGTTGCTGTTTGGCCCCCCAATCGTGATTATTGAGGCGCCCGCCGGCAATTGGTACCATTCCTGCCAGATAATGCCGGACACCGAGCCTACAGTCCAGAGCGTGTAAGTGCCGGGTTGGTTGACTGTAATCGAGGCCTGAAGTGTAGCCTGCACGCCGCCGCCGGCTTGATTCGTCCACAGCCCCACTTCACTCCCGCTGAGAGCCGTGATCCCTAGCGCTGGCACATTCAGACTGCCGATGCTGACTCCTGGCAGCGTGGGCACGCCAATAGAGTTGTAGCTCACCAAGAGCAAGCTCCAGGTCTGCGCGGCCGCCGTCATCAGCATGGAATAGCTGAATGTCCCCGTCCACGCGAAAGCCGTGTAGTTGCCCGCGGTGAACCCGCTCAAGATTCCAATCGGAATCTGCTGCCCCGATGGGCTGACCGCGTACACGCAAATATAAGCGATCGCCGCGTACGTGCTCGGCAGCGTCAGTATGCTCGCAAAGGAGAATTGTGTTCCATTGCCCTGCCCCTGAGTTATGACCGTCGGCGCCGTTGACCTGCTGATGTTGGGCGCCGTCGTCACTCCCGTGGTTGTGACCGTCCCGTTTGGCACGTTCAACGCCGCCACTGTATAGGAGCTGACCGTCGGCACGCCGTCGATATTCAGCGGTACTACGGTCGGCTGGAACGTCAGCACCGGTCCGCTCGTCGGCTGCGGATACAGCACGCTGGTCCAGTTGAGCACCGCGTTTGCCGTGAACGGCCCCATTAGCTTGTAAACCACCGTAGCCTGGCCGCTCGCCGTGTTCGTCATCACCACGTCGATTTCCGGGGTCGACCCCGGTGCTGGCCCCACAGTGACCGTTCCGCTGAACTGGTAGTACGGAATGCCGCCTTGCGTGATTCCGAGCGTCACTGTGGCCGTGAACCCTGCCACGTCCGGAGCCAGCGGATTGCCTTCCGCATCCACCGCATACGGTCCCTGACCGGTGAAACACTTGGTTTGGATGGGCGATGGCCCAATCTCGTTCGCCACCCAGCAGCTCGCCGCCACCAGCGCCTGGCCCTGGAACGGTATCTGCCCCAGCACCGTCGGCCAGTTCGGCGTCCCGTAGCTGAATAGCGGAATCGCGAACACCATCGTCTGTTCGCTTACCGGCCAGATCTTTGCGCCCGACGCGTGCGCGGCCGCCGTCGACCCCAGCATTCCGCGCGCGATCACGGAGCCATTCGCGGCGTTCACCTGGATGATCTCCTGATCGATCGTCACATATGTCGGCTCGGTCTCCGCGAGCGTCGCCGGCGTGTTGGCGTCACTCGCCGAGCACGTCACATTGCCGCCGGTGTTCTGTAGAGCCGTTAGCACCACCGTCCCGCCGGTCGCCGTGGCGTAGGCGTTCGGATCGGCCGACGCGTCAATCACGTCGGCCAGCGCCGTGGCGATCGTCGCGTCCGTATCTTCGGTCTGCTGCTCGTAGGTGTACGTCGCCGCGCCGATCGAGATGCTGTGCACGTATCCCGGTCCGATCGTCACCGACCCTACCGTCACATTTGAGAAGTTGAACGTCACCGACCCCGGCGTCGACGCCGGCAGCGATCCGCTCGCGCTCAGCGATCCGGCCGCGGCCGTCAGCGCGGCCGTCAGCGTCAATGCAGTTCCGGCTGTCTCATTTACGTAGTACAGCAGAAACTCCGCGAACGCGATCTCTTCGCTATTGGTCGAACTCGCCAGTGTCAGGCCACCAATCACGAGCTGCGAGTTTGTCTCCGCCGCGGCGAAGTTCGGCAGTGGAGGAACTCCCGTGTCCTCGCCCACGCTTCCCAGCAGCAGCGACCCCGGCCCCGCCGGCACGATCGAGACTTCCGCGCCGCTGCCAATCTTCCGGCTAGAAATGGCGATGACCGATGTCGCGTTCGTCACCACCCAACCCACAGTCGCGTCCGTCGCGTTGTTCGGTGTCACCGAGTTCTTCCAATACCATCCCGCCGTCGACGAGTAGAATAGCCAGCTTTTCTGTGACGCCGGTGCCGCCGGGAGCACCGGAGCCACGGCCGGATTGTAAAGCGTCGACTGTGCGAACAGCACGCCCTTGGTAATCGATGGGATCAGCTCGTTACCGGTTAGTTCGAACAGTGTCTGGCCCTGGTTCGTGCCACAGCTCAAGCTGGCCGAGCAGGCGATCGCCGCGCCGGTATTCTGCCGCGGCGTCAGCGTCAGCGTTCCCCCGGAAGACGTCGCCGTCGCCAGCGCGTCGGCCGCCGAATTGATCGCGTTCATCAGATAAGACGCGATTGTCGTCGGCGTATCGCCATTCTGCTGTACGTACGAGAATACGCCGCCGCCGATGTTCACCCAGTGCTGGTACCCGGTGGCAATATCGATAGTCACTCCGAGGACCGTGATGTTCGAGTTGGCGAACGTGAAGGAAATCGCAGCGCCGGTGCCAGGCGGTGTGCCGGAGTAATCCGGCGCCGACAGCACGAAGCCCCCCACTACTCCGGGACGCTGAAAGGCCGGGTCTGCGAAGTAAACGGCCACCTCTATCGGTTCCTCTGTGCGTGCGTGATCACCATCAGGATGCCGTCGTTAGTGTCCTGTTCCCCGGTCTTGTAATAGCTGACGTTCGTCGTCACCAGCCCCGTTTGCTGATTCACGTCCGCCCCCAGTTGCAAGATCAGCCCCGAACCCGACGTTGCGCCCCGCGGCGGAGGTGTTTCCGTCCCGTCGCACGGCCCGGTCGCGGAACCCGTCCAGTACCAGCTATGGGAGAATCGCAGCTCGCTCATGGAGTACTCGTAGCCGTCCGCCGGCGACACCGGGAGTACTACTGTCTCGCCGTTCCGGTAGTAGCCGTAGAATTGCTCGTTGCGCACCGCCGCGAACTTGGCGTCGTCATTCAGCGCCGTCATCGCCGACGAGCTCGCCGCATTCCCGGCCGCAAACGTTGTGTCGGGTATCTCCGTGAACCCCGGCTGTGCACTCAGCGTCAAACTCACCGGTGCGCCTCCTCATAGAGGTCGAACTCGCGTAGCGTGGCTAAGCCCTCGGTGGTTTCCTGTGGCAGTTCTTGTAACGCCGCCATCAGCGCGCGGAGGTGGCCCTTGCGATCGGCCCGTAGAACAAATGTCGGGACCACATCGCCGGCCGCGTCAGTATCGCTCATCAGATAGTCCGGCACGGCTTTTGTTGCCGCTGCCTCCACTGCCGTTTCGATTTCTTTCTTTCTCGCCATCGTTTTCTCCCTCAATAAATCGGACTCGTCCCGATAATGAACGGCCGCGCGCTCGTCGCGTCCCATTGGTATGCTGCCAGCGCGCCAGTCAGCCCCGTGTCCAGCAGCGAATACTGCATATTCCCGGCCGCGTAGTTCGGCTGCCGGTCGATCACTTCGTAAATCCGGTTCGTCACCCCGAGGTTCCCCGTGGTGATGTCGGGCATCTTCGAATGTGTCAGCGCCACGTAATCGCCCACCCACACCGGCAGCGTCATCAGCATTGCGCGAATTCGTAGCAGCGGCGCGCCGCCCTTGATTCCCGGCGCTACCGCGCCGAACCGCCGGAACAATTCGTTCGTTACCCACTCCGTGAATGCGAACGCGCCCAAATAGCTCCTCAGCCCCGCACTCTCCACGCTGAACTGCTGCCCCTGCCCGTACTGCGATATGGAAGCCGCCTGCAAGCTGGTGACGTAGTTGTTGTACCCGTTGCTGTCTTTGTCGAACTTCCAGATCGCCGCGTTCACAATCGGCTGCCGGTCCCACTCCGGAAATGCAATCAGGTTGCTCTCCGTAAATGTGTACACCGGCGACGGGCCGGCCATCGGCGGCCGCATGCACCGTAGTGAGAGCTGCCCGTTTGCCAGCACAACCTGGTACATGCCCGACGGCTTGAATATCTCTGTCTCCAGAAACTGTTTGGCGTTGAAGCTGCTCGTGATCGCGAACTCGAACGGCCGCCACGGCGCGAAGATGTTCTCCGTCGCCGAATCCAGGGTCACCATCGTGGCCCGGTCGATCTGGCTCACGCTCAGCCCCAGCGCCAGCAGCGTCACAGTCTGGAAAATCTCCGCCGGCGTGCCGCAGAGATACCACGGGTTTCCGTCGCTCAGCGGCAGCCCGTTCTCCGGATGCGTGTAAATCGTGATCTTTTGCAGGAGCTGCAAATCGCGCGCCACGAAGAAGAAGCTCGTATACCCCGGCGACGGATTGATCTTATACAGCAGGTAGGTCTGGAGCACCGCGAAGTCCGTCCACGCCAGGCCCGGGTACCCCACCGAAAGGGTCACCTGCGATCCCTCCAGCGTATGCGTACCCACCAACTCCCGGATCGCGCCGCCCACGTCCACCACTTCGCACGTCAGCTCGCCGATCGACGACGACCCGTTGATGATATCGATCGTCTGCGATGCACCCTGCGGCGTCTTGAGCCAAGGTTCGTACGCCGGCAAAGTTCCGGTGATGCCGGCCGCCACCAGGTCGTGCGTAGTGTACACCGTGGCCTGGCCCGCGATCGTAAACGCGTAGATCGGCTTCTTCGCCGTCTTCGCGTTCGCCGTGTTCCAGTTGGTGGTAGTGGTGATCATGCGAGCTCGGCCAGTCTTTCCTGGCAGCCGCGTACGATGGCCCGTATTTCGCCCAGCAGCGCCCGCACGGGGTGTCCGCGATCCAGCAAGGGGAAGCACTCGGCCGACAGCACCATGACCTTCTCCAGGTCCTGGTGCGTCTCCCGCACCACCAACTCGACGGTGTCCGGAGCCTTCACGCCAGCAGCCACTCCTTCGCCGCGGAATACGCTTGCTCGAACCCGTGGCCCACGCGCTGGTACAGCGCCTTTTGCATGTCCGGAGTCAGCTTCAGGTAGCAGTCCAGGCAGAACGCGTTTCTTACCTTCTTCGTCCCCTTGCAAACGCACTGTTTAGACATCAGCATCTGACAGGCTGTGAGCGCGTCCATTACTTTCGTCTTCGGCGTTTCGGCGAACGCCGGCGGACGCAACGCTTTGTTCTTGTCATCGATCAGATTTGCCATCGTCACTGCTACGGCGTACTGCCGTAGAACCTCCTCAAAATCACATTCGGACCGCTCGGCGCCTGGCTGTCCTGCAAAATCCGGAGCAACACCTTGGCGCCGTACTTCTGCGGTGCGTTCCGTTGCGGCTTCCATCCCTTGTCTTCCGCCACACAGTCGTAGTAGTCCGTGAACCCCACGTACGGCCAGAACTGAAACTGGCCGCCGGCCAGCGCGAACTGTTCGAACGCGTCCCACGCCGTCAGGTCGGTGCCGACAATCATGTGGGGCATCTCAAACGAAATCATGATGTCCAGGTTCTCTACTACCCGCTCGCGCACCTGGCCGTTAGTCGACAGATTGTCGTTCACCCGCCCGTCGAAGTACGGCATGAAATTCAAAGGCCCGCGCAGGAGCGTCAGCGTGACGTTGCCAGTCCCCGGATTGTAGATGATCTGGCAGCTCACGAGATTGCCCCGACCGTTCGATGGCACGCGCCATCTTTGAGTGCCGCGATCGACTCCTCATCGCAAGGGCGCCGCAGTGTGCCAATCGGGAACCGCTCCGCCATATGCACGTCGGCATCGCGGCCGGCAGCTTCCAGCGTGTAGCGGACAGGCGATTTCCATCCGCAAGCACAGGAAAACCGAAAACTCGCGCACTTCCCGTAGGTAAGGACCACCAGTTTCATTGATTCACCTGCACACCCGTCTTCGTATTTGTCGCCGTCAATTGCACGTCCGAGTTCATCACCGCGTCGTTCAGCATGCCCGCAAACTCCGCGACACCCGACGTCCCCACCACATGCCCGTACACGTTCACCGTCACATGCGGACCGCCGCTCGCCGCGTTCGGCCCCACCGCCATCCCCGACTGGTCCGACTGGATCGCTTTGGTGTTCGCCGCGTTCGTTCCCGGCCCCGCTGAGCCGCCTGCGCCCGCTGCCGAGCCACCGGGCCCTCCCTGTAGCGCACGCCCCGCCAGGCCCGCCGCTGCCCCCACAGCGGCCCATGTACCCGCCGCCGTGAATGCCGCCGCCGCGCCCGGCTCGTTGCCCTCCGCCAGGTCGGTGAAACCCAACGCCGTCGAGTAGATCGCGTATGTGAACGCCTGCCCGGCCAGGTTTTCCAGCGTGCTCTCCAGTGCCGCCTTCATCGCCTCCTTGATTGACTTCGAGTAGACAATCGCATGGGCGATATTCCCGCCCATTCCCTGCGCCAGGCTCTCGAATGCCTTCTCGCCGACTTCCTTGAGGCCCTCCAGCGTAACCTTGACCATCATGGCGGACTGGTTCGTGCTCGACGCCCACTGTTTGGTCAGCTCTTCGTTGCCGCGTATCAGCTCGCCGAATTTCGCCCCGAAGACGCCCTGCCATCCCTGCGAGTTCAGAAGCTGCTGAAGATCGGCCCCCTCTTTGTCAAGCAGTGCCTTCCGGATCGCCGCAAACTGGGCCACGATAGCCGCGCGCTGCGCTTCGTTCACCGCCATGCTCAGCGTCTTCTTTTCTTCCGCAGCCGAGAACTTCGCCACGTCGGCATCGTACTGCGCCGCGATCCGCTGCTGTGCCGTCTGGTGCCGTTCCTCGATTTTCTCTAGCTGCTCGTCGAGCCGCGCCGACTCCTGGTCGAACGCCGCTTTCTGGTCGGCCGCGATCTTCGCCAGGCCGGCCTTCCTCAGCGCCTCGATCTCCGCTTCGTGGTTGGCGACCCCCTCGCCTTCCTTGCGGTCTTTCTCCAGCAGCGCGTCCATCTCGCGGTTCAACTCGGCTTTGCGCTCCTCGTAGCTGCGTTCGCCGATCGTCCGTTGCTTTTCCGCGATCGCCGCTCCGCTTTTCTCGATCTCCGCGATCTTCTCGTCGGTGATCTTCTGCCGCGCCGCCTGCTCGTACGCCGCCAGCCACGCCAAATTCTCCGCGGTGTCGGTGTGCTCCTGCTCCATCGCCGCGCGCCGCTTCGCCACTTCCAGTGTCAGCAGTTCGTCCTTGGTGGCCACCGTCTGTTTGCCCTGGCGGAGAGTCATCTCCTGCAACTCGGTGCCGGCGTTCCGGACGGCCGCTACCAGCTTGTCGCCGTACTCCTGCTGCAAAGCCTTGGCCAACGTGGCCAGCGCCTGGGGAAGCTGCATCAGCGCGGCCGACTGCGTCTTGATGTCGTCGGCGGTCAGCTTGCCTTCGCTGCGCAGCTTGATGAATTGGTCTTTCGCCTTGTTGAGTTCGTCGTTGAGGTGCTCGATCTGGGTATCGATCTTGCCCTCTTCGCCGCCGGCGATGTCCCACACCTTGCCGGTGATTTCACTCAGTAGTTCGCTCAGCCCGCGGTACTCTTCCTTCAACTTCTGCGGGACCGCCGCCGGATCGTTTCCGCCCCCTGTCTCCCCCACGCGCGCCAGCGATTCCGCCAGTTCGTGGATCTGCTGTTGGATGATGGAATTGTTTGTCTTCCACATTGTCAGGAAGCTGCCCAGGTTGCTCGCGCCGCCCTCCTTGATCGTCTGGATCAGGCCGGCCCACTCCACCTGCAACATCTCCATGATGCCGATGGATTCGCGGCCCATCGTCACGTCCAGGGCCTCCTGCATGGCCTTGGCCTTCTCCACCGCCGCTCGGTATTCGTTCACTGCGACCACGTCTTTGGTCGTGATCTCCAACCCCATCGCGGCAGCCTCTTTAGTGAACTCCCGCAGCCCCTCCGACCCCTGGCTCAGAATCCGCACCAGCTCGGCGCCGCCGCGGCCGAATAGCTCCCGCGCGATTGCAGTCTTGTCCACCTGCGAGCCCAGGCCCTTGAACCGGTCGGCCACGGCTTCGAGCAGCGGCATCATGTCCTTCTCGCCGGCCTTCACCTGCTCCTGCGAAATTCCCAGTCGCGCGAATGCCTTCTCCTGCTGCTCGCCGCCCTCCGCTGCTTTGACAATCGTCGACGAGAACCGCGTGAGTCCCGTCACCAGCGCGTCGTAGGACGTGTGCGTTTCATCGGCCGCGAACTTCAGGCCGCTCATTCTCTCCACGCTGATGCCCGTGACGCGCGAGCCGCGGTCGATTTGCGACACGAACTCCGCGTATCTGTTCGTCGATTCCTGCATCACCGCGCCGATCCCCACCACGGCCGCCGCCACCGCGGCCGCCGCGGCCGTCGTCGCGCCTTGCACTGTGCTTAGATCGCCCAGTACCTCCCGCGACCAGTCGGCGAACTCCCCCGTGATGTCGCCCAGGTCTTTAGACAGCAGCGTCCGGAATCGCTGAATATTCTCTTCCGCGTCGTCGCTGTTCGCGCCGATGCTGAAAAGCAGATTCGCCGTGGAGTCTATAGGCATATGCGCTCGGTAACGTGTCGCTCCGCGCCGCTAGTCGCTTCCAGCGCGGTCTTCGCCGCCGCCAGGTCGAATGCCAGCGCCACCCACGGGTCCTCGATCCGGAGCAGGCTCGACGGTCTGCATGAGAACAGCTTCGCCGTTGTGACTACCGCTCCCATCTGCTCGCTCTCCACGAAAGGGGCGGAGAGCCTCCACCTCCTTCAGCCGCATGGCCCACGCCACGATAAACCACAGGTCCTTGTCCGCAATCTCCCGCGGATGGATCTCGCTATCGTCCTTCGGATCGAGCGACACGCGCGGTTCGAGGCAACACCACACCAACAGTTCGCGCAGCAGCTCCGCGATCCGCTTGCACTCTTCCTCGTCGGGCGCCCCTCCCGGCACTGCCGCGTTCGCCAGCATCGTCGGCAGCATCTGCCATTGCGTGAACTGCATCGGATCCGGCCGCCTGGCCCGGATCGTCATCCCCGAAGGGAGCGGCAGACTAACCGCGTCCGCCGCTTCCCTGGTTTTCGCTCGCCACTCTGATGCCGTCATGGTTATACCGTGAGCCACTCCTGGTAAATGCCCATCGTGCGGCCCGCCGTCCTCGTGACGTCCGCCTGGCCGGTGAAGCTCACCTTGAACATCGACGGTTTATTGCGCTGCGCGGTCCAGGTAATTCCCTCGGCCGCGTTTACGCGGTAGAGGCACCCGCACACCGGCAGCGTCGGCGCCGTCCGCTTGGCCGCGATCGCCGCGATGCAGATCGCCGGGGGCTGGTTTGTGCCGCCGAACGTGCATTGCGCGAAGTTCCCGGCGTTCAGCGTGTAGTTCCCCACTCCCAGCGCCTGCGCCAGGTTCGCCATCGTGCTCGACAGACACGTCGCCTCGATCTTCACCGTAAGCTCGTTCAGGTATGCGTCCAGGGCGCCGTCGAATTGATCGCCTTTGATCAGGCCGATCTTCGGCGCTAGCGAAAACGTCACCGGACCTTCCAAAATGCCCAGGTGGGCCGAATTGGCGTGCACCGCCGAACTGGGGGTCAGCGTCGTCGGGTCGATTGTCACCTGTTGGATTACATCCGTCGGCGCCGGCGACACCAGCCACAGATCCGTCGGACCCTGGAAAATCTGCGACGGCTGGAAGTTCATCGCCTGTGGAGTGCCGCCGCTCGCGTTCACCAGCGTCTGGTAGAGCACGCCGATCTGCTGTCCAGCCGTCCGCGTCGGATCGCTCAGTCCCTGGAACTTAGCTTTGTAGCTCGCGGCTTTGGCGCGCCCCAGCGCCAGCGCAAATCCCGACATCGAGACACCGATGTAAAGCACGCTCACTACGTACTGGTTCGGATTCTGCCGCGTTGGCGAAATCACCGCCAGGCAGATCTTCGGCACCGTGAACGTGCCGCCAAAAGTCATCTGCTCGCCAGTTCCTCCGGTCGGCCCGGCGAGCTGCGGACCGCTCCCTGTCGATAGATAGCTGATGGCCGAGTAGGTCCCCACGCCCAGCGCGCGCTGTAATTGTGAGCTCTCCACCTGTTGCAGCGTCGCCTCGATCGATCCGTCGAGTTCCGTCACGTAAGAATCGATTGGCGCTTCGAATTGATCCGTGCTGATCGGTGAGATCTTCGGTTTAATCGCCGTCACAATGGACGATTCCACCGCGCCCAGATGCACCGATCCCGGATGCGCCGTCGCGTCCGGAGTTCCGTTTGCCGCCAGTGTCAACATCACCGCGGCATTCGTCGGCGCCACACCGATTGCCCACAGGTTCCCCGGCCCGCAAATGATCTCGGCTATGTTGTAGTCTTTCACCGTACCCGGCATTTACTTGCTCTCCTCTTCTTCCGGCACGCGCACCAGCGCATGGCTGTAGTCCTTCGCCAACGTCGCGTCCAGTTCCACCACCTGGCCGTATTGATACACCTTGCCGTCCACGTCGATGGGCAGCAGCACGCGATACTTCTTCATTCGTAAACCTCCACCAGCAAATGCAGCTCGGGAAATTTCGCGAAGCTGCTGTCCCGTTGGTACAGCGCGCCGTAATCGTGCGCCTGTACGAACACCCGCGCCGCGTTCGGAGGCAGCGCCGCTCCCTCGATCGCCGCGTCGATCGCCGCCATGTAAGTCATCGCCGTCGCCGTCACCACATCAGGATCCGCGTCCTGCACTCCGAATTTCACCGTCAGCAGATTCTCGGAATGCGATGCGCCCACGATCTCCGGATCGAACCCCGAGGTCCGCGGCATCACCGCCGCCTGCGGCCAGTTCAGAATTACGCCCGTAAAGGATTGCTTCACTTCCGCAAACGCCGGCGACCCTCCGACTTGCACTCCCTCCATCACTCCCACCAGCCAGGCCACCAGCGGGATCATGGCCTGCGGGCTAGACATGCGCCATCTCCGATGCCTCGGCCATCAAGGCCAGCATGGTCTCGCGGTCTTCCTGGCAGCCCAATTCCGCCTTCTCCGTTTTCCGGCCACGTTTGGGCCGCAGTCCGAGCCGGATAATCAGCCGGCTGACGTGGTCCGGGTCGTAAGTCACGCCCGTCGTCTGCCGGATCGCCTGGCCGAACGCCGCGGCCGTCCAGCGGCCCCGTGATTCCCATAGCGCATACAGTCCTCGCAATTGTTCGGCCGTCAATCGCGCCGGCCGCCCCGGAGGCTTCCGCGCCGTTAAGTCCGCCCCCTTTGCTACCGCGGCCGCCCACCGCGATGCCGTCGTGCGGCTCACTCCACACATCCGCGCAACATGGGCCTGCGATGCGCCCTCGCGCAGTTGCCCGCATCCCAGCATCCGCCGCTCTTCCATCGTCTTCCGGCCCGCCGTCATGACTTTCTCCATCCGTGCCGCGCCGACCCCGTGCCGCCCGCCGGCGTCGATCGCGCCCCGTACCCCATTAAGCTCGATACATCCAGTGGACTGAACGAGCTCGTCCGCGCCCCGGTCTGAGACGCAACCTGCACCAGGTACGTCTGGAGGTGGTGCATCACCGTCCGCTTCCATGCTTCCGGGAAGATCAGCTCCGGCCGCGCCGGCATATTCTCCGTGCCCTTCTGGTGGTACAGCGCATAAGGGATCGTCGTACCCAGCGTCAGCGTCTTCCGCTCTTCCCGCCGCACGCCGTTTGTCGAGTTCGGATTCGTCAGCGACTCATATAGGCTGCCCGTCCGCTGCAAGATCGGCTTGCCCGGAAAGTGCGCTTCCTTCCAGCCGTCATACTCCGGAGATAGCGCGTCCCACTTGTCGCCGCCCTCTGCGCCTTCGCTCTCGAACTGCGACTTCTCCTGTGCGTAAAACTCGTCCTCGACCACCGGCCAGATTGGGCGATAGTCGGCAACGCCATCGGCGAATCTTGCGATCCCCCGATCCATCGCCACATCGCCCGCAATCTCCAGCCGGAATCGAAACACTAGCTCGCGCTCCCGCTTCCCGTCGCCGGCGGATTCACCGCCGCGATCTCCGCGTTAGCGGCCGCCGCCAGCGCCTGCAAAGCACTCACATAGGAGCTGCCTGTCTGAGCGACATTCGCCTGGTCCGATACCACCGTTGCCTGCGCCTTCGCCAGGGCGGTCTGATCCGTTCCCAGTTGGGACGTTGCGCTGTAGTAGCTCGCTCCAGTCGACTGCGCGTTACTGATCACCGTCGTGTCTAACACTTTCATCACCTCCCTTTTCACCGTCGATTTCCCGCCGCGGTCCGGCACTCGCTTCCTGCCTGCCGACACCGCGGCCCCGCATGAACTCATCCACCTTCTCGTACTGGGCCATCAGGCCGTTTCTTAAGTGAGCTAAATCGCTTTGCATCACAGCGCTCCTACCGCCGCCTCGATCCGCGCCACGTAGCCGAGCGTCTCCGCCGCGTGTGAGCCCGTCACCTGGCGCAGCACGGCGGCCACCTGGCGCCACACCTTCGCCCCGGCGATCTCGACCGCCCGCGCGATATTCCCCGGCCCGGCGTTGTATGCCGCCAGCGCCAGGTCTCGCCGATCGTCCGGCGCCGCGGCCGCCCACATGTCCTGCAACTGCCGGTCGTACAGCGCCGCGCCCTGGATCGCGCTCTCCGGGTCCAGCGGATTGACGCCCAGGTCTTTCGCCGTGGCCGGCATGAACTGCATGATCCCCACAGCGCCCGCTGGCGAGACCTCCAGCGGGTCCAGGTCGCTCTCCGCGATCCCTTGGGCCTTCAGGTATTGCCACGGCTGCCAGGGCATGTAGAAGCGCCCCCAGCGCTCGAATGAGGCGTCGTAGCGCGTGGTGTACCCGGCCGCCTGCGCGCTAATTGACAGCGCGCAGAACAACCCAAATAACAGCGATGTAGAGAGCAGCGATCGCATAGTTTCCTTTCTTCAGCTCGTCCGCGGTGTTGAAGCCCTTCAGCCACCACTGGTCGATCACGACAATCACCACGAAAAATCCCGTCGCCAGCGCCAGCGCCAGCCGGATCCACCAGATCGCCAGCATGCCCATCTGCGCTTCCAAGGTCATTGCGTGCCCCCGCCAATTACCAGCCTGCCAACATCACGTTCGAGCTGCCCCGTACCGCGCCCGATCGGCGATGCGTCGGATGTCACCGCCGCCGGCGCCTTCCCCGTGAAGTAGCCGCACAACCCCAGCGTCGCCGCCGTCGCGAAGTTCCCCATGTACGCTTGCGCCGCGGCCGCGATCAGGCCCAGAAAGGTCGTATGCCCGTCATGGCCCTGGTCCGCCGCCAACACGCCGATTCCCCACACCGCGACCGCCGAGACCACTAGCGCAATCTGTTGCGGGTTACCGGAAACGAGTTGGCCGTAATCCAGCCCGTGGATTGCGAGAATCACGCCGGCAATCGTCCCGACGATCGTGCAGCGTGTCTTCGTGTCCGTCGCCAGGCTCTTCACGAGGCCCTGCAAGAACCCGGCGGCGATCCTGATTTTCAATGCGTCTAACACCTTACTCCCTGCCTTTCTCGATCAGTGAGCCAACTTCTTCCCACACTCCGCGCCGCGCCTGGTCACCGCCTTCCATTGCCGGTAGCGAACTCACGCGCATACAGTCGAGGAATGCGCGGTTCGGAGTTACCGGCGTAGCGCGAAGCATACGAAGTATCCTCCCTATTTCGCCGCCGGCAGTTTCTTCAGGTCGAATGAAATGCCGGCCGCCAGAATAGGGTTCCAGCCCTCGCCGCCTATATAGTTCATGCGCACCGGGACAACTAGGCTCATCCATGGATTCAGCCGATAAGTCATTACCGCCTTGAACGATCCGGTGGCGGAAATGCTGATGCCGCCGGTTTGCGTGGATGCGAATGACGGACCACCGCAGACCCCGAGGTACATACGAAACTTCCCGGTCGCGATCAGCTTCTCGTCGATGCACTGATTCACCTCGGCGTTGATCGCGTAAAACGATGTGCCGGTGGCCGCGTCCTTGGCCTTCGTCACTACAAGGTCCACCCCGGTATCGTTCGCCATACCGATACTGTTCTGCGAAGACGTCGTATACAGGAAGTCCATGAACGCCGAGCCCTTCGGCGTCGCGAGTTGGTTGAATTCGCCGCCCACCGAAAACGTGGCGGGCAGCATGACGGCGGCCGGCGCCGTTGGCGTTGTCGTTGTCTGCGCCTGCATCATCAGGGGCAGCGCGCAAAGCGCCACCGCCGCGCAAAGCGCAAATCGAATCGTACTGTGAGAAGTCGTCACGGTTCCGTCTCTCCTAAAACACTTGCTCTCTGCGGAACACGGTCCGCCCCGTCGACGTATCCAGCGTCGGCTCCGGATCTACCGTTGCCGCCGCCGGGTCGAAGAACTTGTCGTAATCGCCATTGCGCAGCGCTGCCAGTTGCCGCAGGTATGCCGCGCCCAGGTTCTTACTGACGCCCCACTCGTTTTCCCCCGTCGCGAACTGCGATCCGATCGCCGCCGCCAGGCGCGCTGCCGCGCCCATGCGATTGATCATCTCCAGCACATCCGCCGGGTCCGGCTGCGCTGCCGATCCCGCCGGCTGCCAGGTCGTAGGATCCAGGCTCAGGCCGCGGCGCATCATCTCCGCCGCAATCTCCTGCGCCACGCTCCGGATCCAGGTGTTGATCTGTACGTCCTTGATCTGCCCGCCGCGCTGGAATCCCGGCACTTCCCCCACTACCTCATCGAGCGTTGTCCACGCCTGTAGTAGCGTTGGGAAGTTCACCGTGAACATCACCACCCCGCTGGTGGATCCGTCCGACCCGAGCACGTAAACCGCGACCTGTATGCTCCCGCCGGCTGGGCCGGCCAGACCCCACGGGATCGTCGCCTGCAGCGTCGTCGCGTTGACGAACGTCGTCGCCACCAGCGTCGGGCAACCTACCTGGGCACCGGCGTCGAAGCCGGTGCCCGTGCAGGTGATCGCCGCCCCAGGGGGGCCGGAAAGCGGCGAAATTGAGCTAAGCGTTACCATCCGTCAGTCCTCTAGGCGCCGACTTCGCCGCCCGCGTCGACCGACGAGGTGTTCTTGTAGAGGATGCCCGCGCCGCTCGCCGTCAGCGTCTGCGAATAATACTTGCTGACGTCGACGTTCCAGCGCTTCTGATCCTGGTCGTACCACTTCTCTACGATCCGCCCCATCACGCCCGTATTCCACAGGAACGTGGTCGCCAGGTTCAGCTTGCGCCGCCCCGCGCCCGGATCCCGGTAGAATAGCAACACCAGATCGCCCCAGATGTAATCGAGCGCGTGCGCCTCGCCTTCCGGCACCGTGTCGTACATCGCTTCCGCGATCAGCACCGTCGGGATCTCCAGTTTCTCGCTGGCCATCTCCGGCGTGATCTGTTTGTCCGGCGCCAGCACCGTGGTGCCGTAAATGTGCTTCAGCACGTTGGGGTTGTTGCGGAAAGCGCGCCAGGCCGGCCGCCCGAAGAGAATCGTGTTCGGCTGCCGTCCGATCGCCTTCGCCACCGTTTCCTTCTGCAAATCGAAGAATGCGATGGGGTCGACGTTGGCATTGTCGAGCTGATAATACCCAGCCGCCTGGCCCAAGACCGCGGCCGAAAGGTCGTAGCTGGTGCAGTTCGCTTTGAGCAGATCGACCAGGTTGCACTCCTGTGCCAGCAGCACCTGGTCGGTGGTGACTTCCGTGGTGTCGATGTCCAGGTCGATCGCCGGATCGGCGTTCGCCGGGCCTTCCCACGGATACCAGCCGCGGATCATGTGCCCGTCCGCGTAGTACGGATTCGAGCTCACCGTCCAGCCGGTTTCCTTCGGTCGCGATCCCGGCGATCGCAGGTCCTGTCTGCGCCGGAAACGTTCGAAGCCGTACACGAAGTACTTGTTGGACTGCTTGTCGGTTGGCACCACCGGCGCCACGGTTTCCGCCAGGAACGCCGCGTTGCTGTATGCGATCGACAAATTGGTCAGAGCGTAATTGACGTGGATCTGCGAAAGATCCAGGTTGCCGAAGCTCTCGCTGGCCACCAGGCGGTTCGCCTTGTCGCCGCCGGCGCGCAGAGCCTTTTCAAACTCGATCCGCCGTCTCAGTTTTTCGGGTAGCTGTGCCGTCATCGTCCGTTCCTCCTTAGCTCACCGCCAGCGCGATCAGCTCCGGCTTGATGTACACGTAGACGATGTCGCCTGCGTTCGCCACCGTGTTTTCCGCCGTTCCCACGACGTTGAACACCTTCGCTGGATTGTTCAAACCCGACGCCACGGCCGCTTCCACGGAGTACACGTCGCCGATCGCGCCGTTGATTGCGACGTGATCGCCGCGGCTGATCGCGCCGCCGGCAACCGCCGGAGAGATCCCCAGCCGCATCACCGGCACGCTGCCGTTTTGATTCCCTTGCGACGCCTGGGTGAATCCCAGAAACTGCGCCGCGTTTTGCGCCGTCGGCAGCTTGCAGCTACCGTCCGCCGCGCCTTGTACCACCGCGAGGAACTGCCCCACGCCCGCCGCGTTGTCGATCGCGTACGTGACGCTTAGTAATGAAATAGCTCCGCCCGTCATGGCCTATTCGCCTCCCTTTCTGTCCAGGCCGGCCATCGCCGCCCGGCGAAGCCGTTCCTGCTCCCGGAACAGATCCGGGTTCTCGCTCGCCACCAGCTTCAGTGCGCGCCCGTAGCTCAGCTCGGGATCGACCTTCTGCACTTCGGCGATCTGCGCATCAATCAGGTGCTGGATGCCCTGCACCGTGTGCATCTCCACGCCGTCGGCCGCCGTGCCCCGCTCGCCCAGGGCCACTACCGGCTTCATCGAAGCCACCAGCGCCTTGAATCCCTCGGGGTCGGCGATCGCCGACTTCTCGTAGAATCCCCGCTGCGCCGGCGTGATCTTGCCGTCTTTCACCGCCGCGTCGATCGTCGTCTGCACGTCCATCGCGCGCATCACGTCGCTGGCGATTACCACGTTTTCGTCATGCGGTAGCTGGGCGAAATCGAACCGCCCGTCGCTCCCGCGCTTCACATCCGCCATCGTCAACACCCGCTGACCGCCTTCGAGTTGCATCTCGGTCTCGGTGTTATCGTCCGCCACAAGCCGAACCTTGCCCGCGGCGCCGGCGATCACTTTCGTGATTTTCACGTCTTTGACCCGCCTTTCTTCGACCACGTCGCCGCGATCGAAACTCCACCCGTCGCTATCGCTGGCCACCAGCGGCAGCGCCGGCAATTTCTCGAACAGCGGGGAATTCGTCAGCGCCAACGATGTCAGCGTCGCCCCTTGCTGCTCTCCGGTGCTCTTGTCACGCACCGACCACTCGATCACCGGCGAAACGTACTTGTACTCCCGCGCCGCCACCATCCGGCCGCCGCGCTCCGTATATTCCGCCCAGCCCCACAACACGCCCTTGGCATCCGGCGCGTCATCGATCTTCTTCAGCCAGCCCGCCGCCGGCGCCGCGGCGCCGCTCCCGGCCGCGTACACCGTCGAGTGGTCGTAATCGATCACCACCTCGCCCGTGCCGCGCTTCGCGAAGTTCGCCACGATGCTCGCCAGGTCCTCGCGAGTCACCGAAAACTTTTGCGTGCCCTTGAACCCGCGCGTGATCAGCGCTACCGGTATCCGCCGCAGTCCATCCGCTTCCTTGGAATCGCCGATCAGGATCAGCACCCGCGGCCGCTCTTCCGCCTCGCTCGCGGCCAGATCCTTTTTCCATTCCTCCGGCAGTCGCGCCACAAACGCTTCGCCCTTGCGCTTTGCAATCCGGATGATATTCTTCTTGAGCGTGTCGGTATCGTAGTTGTCGTCGCCCGCGCGCCCGATCGATTGCGCCGCATCGTGCACATCCTCCGGCGTCTCGATCGGGAAGCTCCGGCCCTTCCCCGCGAAGTCCGCTTCGTCCATGTGCTTCCGGTGGGAGTCCGGAATATCGCGCGCCGCCAGCACCGTCACTTCGTACCCGTCCGTCATGCCATCGTTACTCGTCGGCACTATGCTGCCTCCTTCCCTTCATCGCTGAACACGTACACGATCACGCACCGGCACTTGTCGCCGCCGTCGCAATCCGGATTCGGCGTGTCCGGCAAATCGTCCGGCGTCTCCGCCGTCTGCCCGTCTGCGCCGGCGCACGTCTCGCAGCTATTTACATCCAGCAGCGCCGAGTAGTAGCAGCTCCCGATCTCGTCTTTGTACTGCTCGTACCCCGCGTCGCGTCCGTCCGCAAACGCCTCGTTCGCGCCTTCGCCAGCCACCGCGTCAATCCATTTGTCGCTCTGCCCATCCAGGTCGCTCTGGATGCCCTGGATGACTTCGCCCTTCGTCGCGCCGCCGGTGTTCCGCATCCGGTTCGCCGCCACGTTCGCCGCCTTCGCCGTCAGGTTGTTTTGGAACTTGCTCACCACGGCGTCGGCATAGAGCCCCACCTGGTCGCGCTTGTCGGCCGCCACCACCGCTTCGCGCACCTGCGCCCCATCCGCCGGCTTCCGCCCGGCGAGCTGCCGCGTCCGTTCTTCGCCCACCTGGCGCTGCCCGAATGCCGAGATCCCGCGCAGCGTCTCTTCCACATCGGCGATCAGCTTCTCGTCCGCCGCCACCGACACGCGATGCAGGTTCCGCACCGGCGTATTCACCAGCTTGTTGACGATCTCCGCCTGCACCCGCCCGCGCGCCTTGCGCAGCGCCGCCGCCACGTCATCCCGCCCCTTGTCGAGCGCCGAGACGATGTCCGCTGCCGCCAGATGAACTTCCGGTCCCCGCGGCGGCCGCCGCAAGTTGATCTCGCTCGCCGCCACGTCGCCCTTCCCCTGGCCTTTTCCGCGCTTCCCAGCCGCGTCGCCGCCGTCCCATGGTCCGGCCGGCCGGGTGTCTTTCGCGTCGCCCTGGCCGGCCTGCTGGCCCGAATTCGGGCCTTTGGTCTCGTTCTCCTGGCCCGGCGCCCCCGGTTGTCCTGGCTGCCCCGGCAGATTCACCTGGCGCTTGGCCCGCTCCCGGATGATCGTCGCCGAGTCCGCCTCCGGAGCGCCCATCAGTTTCCGGATCCACGCTTCCAGTTCCGGGGTCGGTGTAATCACGTTCCCCTGCCCGAGCGCCCCTAGCGCCGTCGCGATCGCGTCGAACTTGAGCGCCATCACGCTCTGCGGAATCAGTTGCGGGTACCGCCCCGGCTTGATCCCGTCGAAGTTGAAGTCGACCAGGCGCTTGATGGTGGTCTGCGAAATGCGCCGCCCGATCAGGTCAGCCGTCGCCTGCAGGCCCATGAAGAAGAAGTCCGACATCGTCTCGCCCAGCGATCGGTTTCCGCTCCCGTGCGACGATTGCCCCATCATCATGAACTGCGCCAGACCGACCATCGCGATCATCGTGCCGTGATGCTGGATTGCTTCCTTGGGGTCGCGCACATTCCCCGTTACGCCTTCCAGCGCGAACTTCCATTCCGGAGGCAGCAGCAGCCCGGTCCGTTCGTTCGCCGAGAGCGACCTCAGCCAGGCCATCGCCGTCTCGCGGTCTTCTTTCTTCACGTCCGGCCCCATCGTGATCACCGGCACGCCCAACCCGTTGCGCTCGCACGCCACTGCCTCAATCTTGTAAAGGTTGTTCTTGATGAACCAGTGCTGATACATCTCGCGCAGCAGAGCCCGGCCCGTGAAATTCGCACCCTCCTGCCGGAAGACGAACAGCGTGCTCTTATCCAGCGGTACGTCCGTCCGGATGTATTGCCCCGCGCGATAGCCGAGCTGCTCGATGGTCTCCAGCTCGTCCGTGCCCGGCTTGCACAGCCACCGGTACCACGTCAATGGCAGCCGCGCCGCCAGCTTGCGCAGCCGGATCCGGTTCTGGTCGACGTAATACACGTCTTCGTGCATGGAGGCGCCGAAATCGAACATCAGCAGCGCGTTTTCCAGCACCGCATCGAAATCGATCTCGCCGTCGAACATTTCCTGCTCGATGAACTCCGTGGCTTCCTTCTCCACCCCCTCCGCGTCCTCGGGAGGCTGGATCATCCACTCGCCGCCGCGGATCGGCAGCTTCGATGCCCACAGCGTCGCCGCCACCTGCGCGTCCGATCGCCGCATGCGTTCATAGACCATGTACGCCGTCGGCCAGCTCAGCTCCGGGTTGTACTCGCCAAGCTCGCGCAGGAATCCCGAAAAGATCGGCGTGCCCGTGGCGCCGATCTCGCGCATGTCCGCGGCCGTCGCGGGCACACCCTTGTCTCCGCCGCCCGGCGCCACGTTCCACGGCTGCGAGACCTGGCCGATCTCGGTGCCCGCCGGTTGCTGCGGTTGCGGCGGACCGGCCTGCCAATCCGACGGCGGTTTGGAAGTCAGCCCGAGTGTGATCAGCTTCGCCATCAGATCGCCACTCCCAGCGCCAGCCACTCATGCCGCGCGATCGTCAGTTGCTCCGGAAACGGAATGTCGAGCACCTGTTGCTCCGGTGAGCACTCGCAATGGTCTTTGCACCGGTTGCACGTCCGGCATACCAGCTCGTCCATGCAGCCGCACGGGAAGTCGCCGGCGGCGTGCCACATTTTCTTGCAGCATTCGCAGTGCTTCAAAAGACACGCTCCAACAGGTCTGAGGCGACCGTCCGCCCCGTCAGCCCGCAATCGCTAGCCGGCACGTAAACCCGCCCCGGCCCTTCCACGCCGGCCACCATCAGCGCCAGCGCCCAGAATTCATCCGCGTGCCCCGCGTCCGTCCGTACGGCGTCGAACCGGATCGCGCCCGTCGGCCCCACGTACCGCTTGATCGCCTGGCACGCCCGCCGCAGTTTCTGCGATTCCGGCAGCCGCAGTGTCCGCTCTTCGAACCGTTTCTTCAGCGAGACCGCCATCCGCTCTTTCACCGGCACGGTCACTTCCTTGCCGTCTTCCTTTTTTCCACCGCTCTCGACGCGCGCTCCAAACTGCACCGGCTCCACGCATGGGAACTCCTCATGCAGCTCTTCGGCGAGCTGCGCGCCCAGCCCGGTCGCGTCCATCGGGAACCGGCCGCCGCTATCCTCGACCGCCGCCGCCACTTCGCGCGCGATCTTTCTCTGGTCGGCAAACCGCATGCGCGGCATCTCGATCATGCCCTTCACTACCACCAGGTCCGCCATCGGCTGCCCGATCACGATCACCGACATGTCGCGTTTGCGCGCCACGTCGAACCCTGCGCACAACCCCGGCGCCGGCTTCCCGTCCCACTCGATCGATGCTTCGTCCGATTCGCACGCCAGCACCATCTCGATCGGGATGTAGTTCTCGGCCCCCGACATCGGCACGTTGCAGTAGTCCTGAAGCCAGATTTCCTCGTCGCCGATCGCCGCCCTCTGCCCCTCGACATCCACCGGCATTCCCTGTGCCTTCGCCATGAAGATGTCCACCCAGTGCCCGCTCCACCCGTCGCGCTTCACAGGTTGCCGCTCCGGCCGCACGCCGGTGTGCAGCCCCAGCGTCTTGGCCAGCTCGTAGAACTTGTTTTCCGTCCCCTTGAACGTCGAGGCCACCCGCACCTTGTAGCCGCGCGTCGCGCGCGTCATCATTGCCGCCCAGATCGACCGCGAGTCGCGATGCAGTGCGAACTCGTCAAGGAACACATCGCCGCTATAACCGCGCGCCGTGTCCGGATTCGCTGGCAGCGCGATCAGCCGACCGCCGCCAGGGAACACCGCGCGATGCTCGATGATGGAGGTCTCGCCGAAGAATCCGTCGTCGAAGTGCGCGTCCCAGGCCCGCGTGTGCATCTTGACCTTTTCCATCAGCTCGACGCTCTGCCGCTCCGACGCGCTGAGCAGAATCCCCAGGTTCCGCTCTTCCATCCGGTCAATCGCCATGTCCAGCGAAGTGCCGAACGATTTCCCCGACTGCACCGAGGCCGCCACAAACTTGAAGCGGCTCTTGTCGGCGATCCAGTCCAGTTGCCACTGGAGCATGGGAACGATCGGTTTGATCGCCGGAGTCACGCCGCCTTCAGCTCCTTCGCCGCTACCGGCAGCTTCGTATGGCAGCAATTGCAGAACGCTTCGTCGATCACCTTGCTCGTCCGCGCCACGCGCCTGACCTCACCCGCGATCCGCATCCACACGTCCGAAACCGTCGTGGTAATGCTGAACCCGGTTACCAGCGCGGATCCGCTCCGCACTTCGGGCAATTGATCTGCACCTTAGCCTGCGATGCCATAAATGCTCCGGATCTCCTGTATCCGCTCTTCCGGCGTCATCTGCCGTTCGCCGCCCTCGGCCTTCAGCAGCTTGATCGCGCGCTGTTCCCTGTCTTCCAGGAGCGCCATCTTCCGCTCGTCGATCGCCGCCACCCGCTCGCGCACCGCGATCTCGCGCTCCTTCAGTTGGACCTTCTTCGCGTCGAGTTGCAGCCCGTGCAGCTCGATGGGGTCCGCGCCCGTCAGCGCTTCGGGGTGCTCCACCAGGTGATCGATAGCCAGCGCCTGGATCATCTCCGTACCGTCCATCCCCTGTTCGCGCATCGCCGCCACCAGGTCCGACATGTGCTCGCGCCGCGCTTTCCGGTCCGCCATCTCCTGGCGCCATTCGGCCGCGCGCCGCGCTACCGTCCGCTCTGCGAGTTCCTCGCCCGTCTCATCCTTCACGGCCTGCACGATGCACGCGGCCGTCTTGCCGGCGGCGAAGCCTTGCAGCATCGTTCGCTTGCCCGCATCGGAGATTTTGTCCGTCGCTCTCTCCATCGGCATCAGAAGGTAACCAGCGGATCCGCCTCGATCTGCCCGTCGATTAGCAGCAGTCCCTTGGGTGCCAGGCGCGCGAACATGATCGTATCCGGCCTCATTTCGTTCACCCGGTCCGCGCGCCACTTCCCCATCGCCTTCGCGCGCCAGATCTTGATGTACTCGGAATCGGCCAGCAGCGATAGCGAGAACTGCAAACCCTCCACAGTCATTGGCGATCCGACCATATTGAGCGCCTTCGACAGTGAGCCCACACTCACCATCTCCTGGTCGTATCCCTGTTTGAGCGCGAGCAATATCGCGCCCCGCTCCTCCGCATGCCGCGCCTCTTCCATTTCCCGGATCACGCCACTCTCCTACTCGCCTCCAACTTCACCGACTGCAACTGATCGTCTATCCGGATCAAGTAGCCTTTTTGCATCTCGATCCGGTCCGCCAACAACCGCACCGCCATCAGTACTTCGCGGTCGTCGTTTCTCCCGTCCTTCACGGCCTGTGCCAGGTTCGCCGTCGCCGCCGCTTGTGTCGTCATCGCCTGCACCTGCTGCGTATGCGCCTCCAGAAATTTCCCCGCCCAGTTGTTGATCAGGCTCCACATCATCCAGCAGAAGCCGCCCGCGCCGCCGTAATTCACGACGAGCTTTACCAGCCATTCCCACTGCGCCATCAAAATATCCCCCCTCGGGCCGGGGCCGACGCCACCGGGCAGCGGCTCAGTCCCGTTCCTAGACAGTTATTTACGCCGGTCAACGCTCTGAACTCGCCGTACCCGACAGCACTTGTAATCGGCGATGGCTGCTGGGTCCAGTCGGCACCGTGATCGCTTTGCCCCGCCGTGTAGCTCGGTTGCGCAAACACGGTCATCGTGTAGTTGGGTTGCGTACTCAGTAGTTCCGCCTCTGGGGTAAAGCTGGGATCAGCACTACCGCGCTGAAAGTGAACCATAACGGGGCTGGTGTTTCCGGCCAGTGACCAAGAATAAGGCCCCGTCGCCGCACATGACGTGTAGCAGGCGCTTGGTGTAGTACAGGTTGCCTGGAGCGCATTGTCCACCGACCAGCTCGACTTCGTGACATTCCCGTCTCCCATGTCGGCTGAGATAGTAATTGAACCTGTCGAGGAGTTGTACGCGGTCACCGTGCCTTCTAAATAATCCATGTTGGCGTCTGCGGTTTCAACGGCACGCGCGCGGTTACCCGCAGCCCAACTCAACCCGGCTCCCACTGTCAACGTAACTGAAGTAGGAAAAGTCGCCGGGATTGTCGCAGAAGTCGAGCTTGTGGTGTAGTACCCCGCGTTCCAACCGCTGGTGCAGGCCGGGAGCGCTCCGCAACCACAATTCTGCACGCTGATCTGTGGAGCATAGTTACTGGCAAGTGCTTGGCCCCAGTTCGTCAAGCGTTGATAAGCCAGGTTCGACTCGATGGCCGGACTGCCGACCACAACCGCCACGCGGCCAGGATCGTAAACCGTCCAGTTAGTGCTGCTCCACTCCGAGTATCCAGGCGTGCCGGATGAGTTGTTAAGATAAGTGCAGGTGGAACCGAGATTGCATTTACCGATGCCGATGAATTGCAGAACGAGGTTCGCGCCGGAACTAAGCCCGGTGAGTATGATCTGATTCGGATCGCCGGGGATGGAGTAGGTCGAGCACGCCCCAACGCCAGGAGCGGACCCACCTGCCGAGCACTGGCCCAAAAAAGATAGCAGCGACGCGATGTCATTCAGCGCTACAGGCAACTGGATCGACGGGATAATCCCGAACGCGCCCGAGGCGTGCGAATTGGCGACCGACGAAACGGTAATCGTGCCGGATGCACTGCACGGGCCGCTGATCGCAGTCACGTTCATTACTTCCCCGTCGATTGAGAGTGTCCACGATGGCGAAACGCCTGTCGGACAGAACGTGAAACCGGCGCCGCCTGTCGTGGTGTACGGATACGCCGTTGTCGGGATGACAACATTGCTTCCCGCCGTGATCGCGGAACGCAGCGTAAATATGGTGTTCAGCGTGTATCTGGGAAGCAGGACGGTGTACCCGTCCAGCGCCATCTGAATGGCGTAATCCTCATTCATCCCGTTGACGAGCATCCCGGTGAGGCCGCCGCCGTGAACGGCCACAATAATGGGGCTGGTCTTGGAAGAGACGCCTTTCGCCGTGCCGTAATACAGATCGTAAGCCCGTTGATCCTCCCCGGGGACAGTGGAAGAGTTGCTCGACCAGGAGACGTTGCACACCGTCGTCACGCCACCGGAAGTCCCCGCTGTGCAGGTATAAGGGAGAGCCCGCGCGGAAACCGAAAGGAGTATAAGTGCAAGGAGTTTACGCATGGTTTTAGTGGTGGCGCGGAACCACACTCACGCCGCCGCCTACCGGAGCAATATACCCGGCGTAAGACATGGCCAATGTGGTGGCGCCGGGAGAACCCGCGGTGTTGGTCAACAACGTGTCGAGCAGATCCCACTGACTTACAGAGAAACTCAGGCCCGTTGACGTGCAGTAGACAGCGCTCGCCCCGGATATCGAGCACTCCACCGCCGTTTCGGTCGTCGCATTGTCCCGCAACTGGTATTCTTGGGTAGCGGAAGCTCCGGGCGCGGCGGCGCGGAGGGCGGCGAAGGCCGCGATCTGCATAGCCGGAAACACCATCTGCGCATTGAGTTCCGGCGTCTCGGCATAGCACCTGTTGGCCACCTGATACCACTCAGCAGTGGTCTGCGCAGTGTTGCGGAAAGCCGGGATGATGAACTGCCCCAGTGTCGTCGGAACAAAGACGATAGATATATAGTAGTTCTGGTTCACTGCGGTGCCGGCAGGTGCCGAGACGTTGAACTCGACCACGTCGCCAGCGCTTACTGCCTGTGTGCCAGTCAGTGCGGTGACGCTATTGGTTCCGGTCGTCAGCGAGGCGGTTAGAACGGTTGCAGGCGTGCCACCGGAAGCGGCCCACATGAAATTATATACGACCGTTTCGCCGGTTCCGTTCGACGGCATCTGCACGTAGGCTTTTTTGAACGTGCCAGGAACAGGTATCACGGTGTAGCCGTTGGCTGCCCCGTTGGTGAAGACTCCCGTTCCGAGTCCACTGTACTGGTTAGACGAGCCGCTGGGCGTGCCGCCCGAACTCCCAAAGATTGTCTCCCCTTCAACCGTGGGCACAAAGCCCACGTACCCGCTCATCAGGGTTGCCGTGGGTGAACCCGATATCTGCTGCTCAACGGAGATGTAATCCCCGAGGGCCACCGATACGCAATGGCTGGTGTCAGCGCCGGCGGTGGCGGACCCGGTAATTGTCACCGCCGGTGCGCCGCTTGGGATCGAACCGTTTTTGTAGAGCGAGAACGTCCAGGATGTGCTCCCACCTGGAGCGGTGTGCAGCCACGCGCCGATTGAACAGATTTGTCCTCCTGTCGGCACGAGGAAATTAGTCTGGTTGGTGTTGCCGGACGTGTACTGGTTGCTCGACTGTAAAGCATACCACTCGTTGCCGACCGTGATATTAGTGCCGCCCGTCGGCCCGAACCACAGGTACTGCGTGGTGGTTTGGGCGCAGGCGCAGGCGACGAAGGCAAACAAAAGAATCAACAGTTTTCGCATGTTAGTAAGTCCCTTTGAACGCCATCGAGATCTGCTTTGTAGTACCGTCCGCAACAAAAGTCAGTTTGATAAAGCCGCCAGACGCGATGGTTGTAGTGCTACCCTGTGTCCCGCTCGCGTACGTGTTGGCGCTTGATGGCGTGATCGCGCCGGTCAGTAACGCATTCCCTGATCCATCCGTCGCATTGCAGCTGGTAGAACCGCTGGCGTTGTCCACCGCGCACAGGATGCCGGTGAGCGTAACCGTCTGGCCGGTCCAGTTGAAACAGTTATTTTGAAGGTAGGTCTGTGCTGGAATGGCATTGTAGCCATCACCGAGGCCACCGCTTACACAACCCCACGGGCGCGCGCCGACTTCCGCGGCCACAACTTGCGCAGCGGTGGCCGCCGCTGGTGGACCCGTGGTCGAATCAAATTGGATACCGTTGATTGCCACGCCGCCGACTTGAGCGGTTGTCCCCGCCTGGGTGTAGTAGCTCACGTCGTATTGTGCGAAAGGCGACACCGTTCCGCTTCCGCCGCTCGAAGTTCCGCAAGGCGCGGTCGCATCACCAATCCTGACAAGGTTCCCAACTTTCGTAATCGTCGCGCAATCCCCATTGGTATACGAACCCAGCGAAGCCACAGGGATAGTCAACTCCATGGAGTCCACCCCTCCCGTGTAGTTGTGGTAAGCACCTACGGTGGTGTCTTCCAACAGGCATTTGGCGGTACCGCACGTCCCACCAGCCGAACCCGGCACGTACAAGCTAGCAGCCGAGAAGTCGTACAAATGAGCCCCGAACGTTGCCGCCGCTGTGATATACACGAGGTTCGGGGCATCGCTGAGGTTCGTGCTGGCCGGTTGCGTCTGATGCTGTCCGGCGTGATCGATATACGATACCCACTCGTTGGCGCTAGCAGTGGCGTACTTCACGTAGCCATATTCGTTGCAAGCGCTGTCGTACTGGTGGAGTGTCAAATCCGTGGAATCGAACCATGGCAGCACGTAGCCCGCTGGCGGGAACGTGCCAGAAACACACGTTGGCGCCGTCGCAGTCGCGGGCATCGACCAGCCGGTGCCGTTCGGGCTCGCGAACACCCAATAGCTCGCCCCGTCGTAATAGCCGAAATAGCTCGTCTCCGCGCCGAGATACGGCAGCGGAGGCCCGGCATTCGGAAAGATACCACCCGCCGGCCAAGCCACGGCGGTAAGCGTCGTGCCGCCCTGCGTCAGCAGAATCGAATGGTTGTTCCGCGACCAATTCGATATTGAGAATGTGATCGCAGATTGATTGCTCAGCGCGATCTCATAATTCAGGAAGGGCGCAACCCCGGAGGGCGTGCCTACACAAGCGGTCTCGCTGATCGCGAAGGAAGCCGCCGCAGTCGTGATGCTGCAAGTTCCCGCCGTGATCTGGTGGCCGCGATCGGAGCCGGGGAGTTCCACCCACACCAGCGTGCCTGCGCAGGCCGACGCGCAAGCAGACCGAACGCTAGCCACTGAATCCACAATCGGGACGGTATTGGAGCTGTTGTTACCGGAATCGTGAATATACCCGGCAGTCGTGGTCGATGGCGCAATGATATCGCCAATTGTGGTAGTGCCATTATCGAGCAAGATCTGCGCAAAACCGACTTTCTGCACGTTTACGGAACCCGCCGCGCCCACGGTCGCCAGCGCCACGCCGTACCATGTCGTAGCCGATGTAGTTACCTCAACCACCTGGCAAGTGGCCGCGCCCGAACTGCTATCCAACATGACCAGCGTATTGGCCGTAACGCCGCCCGCGCCAACGGTGCAGGATTGAATCACGGCAGGCACGCTCGCCGCCGTCCCGGCCGTATTCTGATTCAGGGTCGGGATATCGCCCGCCACCAGCGAACACGGCCCGAAAATCGTAGCGCTGCCGCATGTGCCAATCACCTGGTGCGGTCCCTGGCCGGGAGTGGGCGCGATGCCGATATTGCCGTTCGATGTCAGCGGGTTATTCGACAGCGTGAGCCATGCCACCGACGAAAGAGCCAGGCCGACCGAAGATATTCCCCCACCCGCGCCGGGGCATGTGATCCACGAAGCCGGACCGCTGGACGGCACGCTGTAGCACCATGTGCCGACACCCGGAGTGGCAAGTCTCGCCGGCGCGCCAGCGGCACCGCCCACGATCATGTCATACGGCGACGTCATCGGGTTATTCAGCACTGCGAACGTGCCGAGCCCGAGATTTGTGCGCGCGTTCGCCGCGTTCGCCAGGTCGGAGAGATTATTCGCGGCTTGCAGAAACGCGCCAACGTTCTGCACCGCGGCTGTCCCCAATCCCAGACTTGTGCGCGCGTTTGCCGCGCTCGCCAAGTCAGTCAGATTATTCGACGCCTGAAGAAAAGTTGGCGCCCCTGTGATTTTGCCCCACGCGAGACCGGTAATCCACGCCGGATTATTGAACGTTCCGTTCGCTGTGACACGCTGTGTCCAGGTGCCCGGATTCCCCGTGCCGATGCAGTCGTACGTATTCAATCCAGCCGTGTCGAAATAGTGATCCCTGCCGGCGGTGCAAGCCTGTGTGCTGGGTGCCCCCGTGCCGGACTGCCAGTTCGCCTTGCCGTTCATCGCGCCATACAGATTGGAGGCCGCCGTCTGCGTCGAGAAGTCGTACCACTGCGCCAGCGCCGGCATGCAGCAGGTGGCCACGATGAGGAATAAACGTTTCATGCTTCCTTCCCTAATTTCCGATGCTCGCCAACTGACTGTTCGTCAACGTCGATAGCTGACTGTTCGTCAGCGTCGATAAGCTAAGCCCGGTACCCGATACCGAGCCTGGACAGCCGCTCTGTGTCAGCGTCACGGCGCCGTTGGTCACCTGCACGCAATACGTGCCGTTCGCCACCCCAGCCGTAAGTTGCCCCAGGGAAAACATCAGGCTTACCGACGGCGGAATATTGATCCTCACCGCCGCGAGACTGAGTGTGCTCCCCGTCGTAGTAACTAACCAGTAGTCCGTCCGCGGCGCCGCGCCGTCCAACTGCCATTTCGCGATGTAACTCGTCGTGGATGGAATGCCCGTGTCATTCGGCTCTAACTGAACCGAGAAAGCGCCGTTGATCACCGGCACAGACAGCGGGGTAGTTTCCACCCAGGTGCCATCGGCGGCTAGGAAAGCCGCGGACGCGGTAATAGTGATCTTCCCCGTCGCCAGGTGCTGTCCGTCGCCGGCCGTGATTTTCGACTGTGCGACCGTCGTTGATGCCGCCAATGCCACCGGGAGCCACAGTGCGATCGCCAGCCTCAGCATTTCGCGAGCTCCCTTCGCACCACCGCGGACACCCGGCGGTGGTTGCGCTGGCAACCCGCCAACTCGCAGAACGCCTCGCGCAAGCGGTCCTCCCGCTCGTATCCCGGCCCGAAGTTCTTACATACGACCTCCACCATCAGAAACAAAATCCGCTCCACGTTTCCGATCCGTTCATCCATCCTAGTGATGCTCGACGGATTGCCCAAGAGCCCCATCGAGCGGGAAGGCCGTCCGGGTGTGCCGGCATCGAGGCGCGTGCCGCGAGGCGGCCCTATTTCCTCGCCATCGCGCCGTATTTTGGCCTTCCCGCTCATCTCGCAGTCACAGTATGGGCCGATGCGGCCAAAGTAGTATGGCGGCCGCCAGCGCCAGGAAACACAGCATCGCGATCGCCGCGCGCCTCACCATTGCCGCCTGCATCCGCGACCACCGTTCGTACCGTGCGCACCGCGCGCAGCAGGCCTTCACGCACAGCCAATAATGCACTCGCTCGCTTCTCACGCCACACCGTCCCTTCGATTCATCGCCCGCAGTCCGCCCATCACCCGCACGAAATCCTTGCGCGATCGGATCGTCTCGCGACCGCGTAGTTGCCGGCGCACGAAATTCCGTTGTCCGTCCGCGCCCAGGCCGCGTGCCCCAAACTCACGCGCTAGGTCTTCCAGGTCGCCCGCGGACACTATCTCGTCGCCCTTCCCCGCCAGCTCGCCCCGCTTCGGCAGCGTACCTGCGCGCTTTAGACCCTTGCCCGTCCATCCGCGGTAAATCGCCAGGAGCTGCTCGTCCGTCAGCTCTGACATGGAGTGCACGCCGTAGCGCTCGCGCGCCAGATCGTGCAGCGCGTCGTGATCGAGCCCGCGCTTCACGGCCTCCGCATGCACCGCGGAGAATAGCCGATTCCGATATCCCTTCTGCGGTCCTGGCATTTATTCGCTCCCTTCGATCGCCGAGCGTTCGGTGAGGCTCGACACCGGCCGGCTGAAGACCATCGATTTGAACCACGTCTGGTCGACGCGGCGCAGATCGTACTCGCCCGGATAACGGCGCAGGAATCGCACCACCGCGTCTTCCGACACGCGCAATCCCTCGCGCTCCCGGACGGCTCCCAATAATCCGCGCCGCATCCATCCCCGCGCCGTCGGCGCCCCAACCCCCAGCACTCCCGCCAGGTCGGAGATGTTGTACCCCTCCTGGACCCGAGCCGAAAGCGCCAAATGCGACGCGCGATCGCGTACGCTGCCCATGCTCCGTTTCAGCCGCGCCGCGATCACGCGCGCCGTCAGGATGCCGATGTGATCCGCGAGAAATCCGTCTTCCTCCGCCGTCCATTCCCGCCGATTGAATGACAGTCCCATCTCTTGCGCCATCTGGTGAAAGACGAATCGCGGCCACTTAGTAGCAGCCTCTAACTTGTCGATAGCCGCCGCCCGCTCATTCTTCCGCAACCTATAAGCGGCTTTCAAGTCGGCTATAAGTTGCGGATTCCAGATATACCGCCGTCGTAACTCGCCAAACCGTCTTAGGCGGCACGAACGGCAGAGACCTAGCTTCCCCTGGCTTGGCCGTTCGTCGCATCTAAGACAGTTCGCCATCGTCGTCGCCGCTTTACCTCACGAGCTTGTTTTTCTTCGCAATGGTCTCGGGGTCTTCGATCATCTGGATCTGCTTCCGCATCCGGAATTGCGAGAGAGCCACGTAGATCGACTGCGCCGGGAATTCTGGCAGCGCCTTGACGATCTCGCCGCTAGTCATCGGCTTCTTCTCCAGCAGTGCCAGTATCTTCGCCGATACCACCCCGCTCTGCGGTTTCCCGCTCGTCTCCGCGGCCGCTGCATGCTTCACCTGCGCCTTCCTGTGAACCGGCGCCGCGATCCTTTTCGGCATCGCAGCCGCCTCAACCGCGGGCGCAATCGTCACCGCCCCCCCCGGCAATCCGGAGTCCAAAATCCGAATCGAGCGCAGAGCGTCCGCAATCGCCGCCTCGCCGCCCTCGATCTCCATCACCACCACACGCGCTTTTGCCATCGCTAATCCTCCAGCGAGAGCTGCCCGTGCAACTCCGCCAATTCGTGCCTCGACGACAGCACTCGTAGCCGCCGCCACATCTGGACGATCTGCGCCCGGTACGGTTCCACCGCGGCCGCCAAATCCTCCGCATCCACGATCACGAAGTACCCCACCGGTGTGGCGCGGCTCGATCCGACGCGCATCCGGTGTGTGACCACCAGCTCGTGTACCGCCGCCTTGATGTCGCGCTCGCTCTTGCCCGTCGCTCGATGCAGCACGTCGATCGAGATCGCGTTCTTGCGCCCTTGACGCCGCCAGATGATCTCCGCGATCAGCCGCTCCGTCACCGTGGGCGGGACATTTGAATTCGCGAAGGCCGCGCTCTCCGGCTCGTTCGACAGTGGGTTCATGCCGCCACTCCTTTGGTAGCCACCAACACGCCCAGCTCGGTCCGGTTCGACACACCCACCTTGCGGAAGATCCGGCCCATGTACTCCTTGACCGTTCCCTCCGCCAGCCCCAGTTCGAAGCCGATCTCTTTGTTTAATCGGCCCTTCGCCACTAGGTTGCAAATCTGGATTTCGCGATAAGTCAGAGGTTGCCCTAACTCTGGCTGGTGGCCGGAGTACTTTCCGCGGCACTCGGGGCAGACGCGCCTATGCTCGTTGCACTCTTTCCCGCACTTGAAACATGTCCTCATGGCTCCATCCGCATGGCGGATTGCACGGGTCCTTTTCCGTGCAACCGCAGACCTTGCACTTCGTAACTGTCGTGCCCCATCTACTTCACCTCACTCGGCGGATCCGGCCTGGTCGGCTCCGCGTAGAAGGTCTCTTTGTGCTTCACACAACAACCGACCTCCGCCAGGTCCTCCGCACTCAGATCGTCCTTCAATAGGTCCTTGTTGAGCTCCGGCTCCGGGCAGAGGAAATACTTCCCCTTGAACATCTCCCACACCTTCGCCTTGATCGCCTCCCACGTCCACGATCGATTCAGCGGCTTCAGCGCGCCCGGCGAGAAGCGCCGCCCCATCACGCCGTTCGCCAGCTTGAAGGATTGCAGCCCGTCCCGTTCAAGCTCCGCAACATGCGCGTAGTAATACGCCTCCAGCGCCGCCTCCAACTCCGCTGCCCGCTTCCGCGCCGCGTTAATCTCGCTCTCGAAACCCGCCTGCGCCTTTGCCACGTCCAGCGCCTGGTCGGCCGTCAACTTCTCGACGGTCGCCGTCGCCACCAGCAGATCGCCCATCGCCGCCGTGCAATCGTCGATCGACCGAAGCGTCGTCGACGCCTTCTTAGGCCGCGCCATTCTGCACCTCTTCCAGCAGGTTCGCGGCCGCCGCCAGCAGATCGTCCACCAGCGGTTCCAGCCGCGGTTCGCCCGCCACGTAAGCGGCCGCAACGGCCGCGTTGCCCACAATTTCCCGCAGCCGCCTCATCAATCCTTCCCGCTCTGGCTTCGTCATCGCCGGTGATCCTCCTGCGGTTCCTGCACCGCTTCGCCCTTCTCGCGCGCCGCTAATTCCACGCGGTATACGCTCGCCCGCGTCTGCGCCGCAAACGCGAGCTTGAATCTGCCGTTGCTCCGATGCTTCGCCGCCGTCGCCTCGCACTGCTCGATACGCGCGACAATCTGGCAGTCACTCAGCCTGCTCACAGAGCACCTCCCTCCGTGCGCTCGCCTCATCCAGCGCCAGGTCGGCCATTAACTCCGCGATGCTGCCGTACTGGCCGATGGACTCGAAGGCCGGCGGCACGTCATCGTGAAACACGACGTCGGACGTGTCTTCCTCGCCCATCAGCTCGCACGTCCCGTCCGGCCGCACGATCAGCTCGATCTTGCAGCCACACCGGTCTTCGTACGCGGCCAGCGCCGCGATCACCTCGTCGATCCGCTCAATCACCTGCTGCTTTGCGTCCGGCATCAGCCCACCACCTGCACGATCGGGCAATCCCGAAACCGCACACGCAACTCCTCGACGATGGCCGTCTTCGCCTGCCCGGCGGCCGCCAGGCTGCCGATCTTCAGCAGCCGGTCGGTAGTCGGCGCCCTGCGCCCACGTTCCCACTGCGAGACGATGGACTGTTCGATGCCCACATACCCGGCGAACTCCAACTGCGTCATGCGTGCGTCGAACCGCACCTGGCGAATCGCCTCCGACAGCACCGGCAGCACTTCCATCGCGCGCTTCATGACACTACCTCCGAGCCCACGCTCATGCCCCACAGTTGGCCCGCCACGCCGACGATCGTCTTCTCTGTCACGCGCCGGCCCGCATGCTTCGCCTTCAGCAGATCGAGCGATCGCGCCAGGCGCCGGAACGATCCGCCGATCGCCTTGAACCACAGATCGAACGCTGCCTCGTCGACGTCGGTGATGCCTTCCTGTTTCACCACGGCCGCCATCTCCGGCCGCGTGATCCCCGAGAGCGGCGCCCAGATGCCGATCCGCGATTCCAGCGCGCCCAGGTCCACCATCTTGCCGGCCTTCAGCCGCGCCATCAGAATCGGCGCCGCGAGCATCGCTACTCCCACGCCGGCGTCGTACGTGCGGTCCCAGATCTGGCGGATGATGTCGCAGATCTGCGGCCGCAACGTCTCACACTGGTCGAAGATCAGGATGCAGGGATTCCGCCGCAAGTGCTCGCATACCTCGCGGAACGCGCGGCCGGCGTTCTGCCAGCCCGACCGCGATAGGATCCCGAGCTGCTCGCCCACCGCCTGCATGAAGTAGCGTTTGTCTTTGGAGCTGAACACGTCGAACTCGAAGACGAACGAATCGGTCTTCCCGGCATTCTCGCGCCGCCATGCTTTGATGGCCTCCGTTTTGCCGACGCCATAGTCGGCCGTGATCACGCCCATCGCGCAATTCTCCGCGCAGAAGTCGAGCACCTGCGCCACACACCGCACGGTCTCCGTGCGGTAAAAGGTGCCGGCCTTCGCCACCTTGCGCACGCGCTTCGCGACGTTCTCTGTGACGGTTACCGCCGTCGTCCCGCCAGGCGCCAGGACGTCGCCCGCGCGCGCTTGAGCCAGCACGCGCCGCATCTGGTCCTGTACGTCGTTCCCGCCGGGTATGTCGCCGCGTATCCACGATCGCACCGTTGATTCCGCCAGCGTCGTATACTGCGCAAAATCGGCCGGCTCCAGGTCCGGCCGCGTCTTTAGATAATTGTGGAAGTCGGCTCGCAATTGCTGCGTTTCCGCTTCCGGTACTTGGCACACCATTTCAGTTCCCCCCTGAAAAAGTTGATTCAGACTTTCTGTGTCAGCACCGCCGTCGTTTGACCGGTCGTTGCCGCCACTACCGCGAACTTCTCGATCTCGCAAACCGGGCACGCCAGGTCCGCACCGCAATCGCCGCAAGTCATGTCGTCACCCAATTCCGTCGGCTCCGGAGCTAACAGCTCAACCACTTCGAACCACGCCTGGCGCTCGATATCGTTCAAGTGCTCCCAGGGAATTTCGACCCCGGTCCGGTAGGCTCGCTTTGCTACTGTTTCCTCGATTGGACTCGCCATGTTCATTCCCCCTGGAAAAACCGGAACTCGCCGTCGTCGCCTTCCGGAGCCGGCCGCTCCACTACCTCGACAGCGGCCGGCGCGGCGTTATCGAAGCTGAAGGTCCGATCCTCGCGTGCCGTGTTCTCAGCCTCGACGATCGCGCTCGGCACACGCACCGGCGCGGACACGCGCGGAGCCATCTCGCGCGATGGCAGCACTTCCGCCCTACGCGCCAGGCGGGTCTCCGGATCGGCCACCGGTACCGCCTTATGCACCGCCTCGATGAACTTCTTGACTTCCCGGCGAGCTGCCCGGCGATTGCGCTCGTCTTCGACGAACCCTTCTTCGCCCATGCGCCGCAGTTCGACACAGTGCGCCAGCCCCACGAACCGCGCCTGGTAGTAGATCGCCGCCTCGCCGAGGTCGAGCTGGTCGTACGCGAACTCCACCGCCTGCCCGTTCAACGCCATCAGCGCCACGGTATTTCCGGTCAGCCGGTAATGATAATCGCGGCCTGCAAAGCTCGTCTTTACTTCGCCGTGCTTTACCGTGAGCTCGCGCCGCTTCGCGAAGCAGAAGTGCAGCAGCTCCGCATCCACCGTCCGCCGCTCCACGCGATCGATCAGGATCTCCCACGCTTCGTTCGGGCACATCCAACCGCGGCCGGTCGGTGTGACTTTCTGCATGCCCTCACCTTCGAGCGGCCGCTCGTTCAGATCTTCGATCACGCGGCTATATAAGGAAGCGACTTGGTTTATCGTCCGGAACGGCGTCGAGTCCGCGGCGCCGGCTATCCACTTCTCGTGTTTGGCCAGCAGCTCGTCGAACGCGTCCGGCCGCGATCCCGGTTTGTGCCCGCAGAACTCCGGCAGCGTCTCATCGAATTTGGAGATCCGCCCGAAGTTCGGCTCGATCAATTTCGCCCGTGCGTTCTTCACGATCGCGTGCGTCACCCGGATCCCGAGCGTCCCGATCACGCCGCGCCAGGCGCCGTCGAGCTCGCCCACGCGTCCTTCTTTATGCGACGGACGCCGGCCGCCTTCCAGCCACTCGCACCGGAAATCCTTGCCGTTGTCCCAGTAGAGTTGCCGCGGCAGACCGTGATCGATAAACACCCGCTTCAGCACGGCCGCGATCGAGTCGCTCGATGGCGTCTCCACAATCACCCACCCCAGCCACTTGCGCGTGCGCATGTCGATCGCCGCCGTCAGCCACGGACGCGCCAGTTTCCATCCGTCGCGCGATGGCACCAAGCAGAACATGTCGAGCACCCGGTGATCCATCACCACGTAGTCGAGCGGCATCGTCGCGCCGATATCGCGGAAGCTCAGAATCTCCTGGGAATTGCGGAATGCTTCGCCGCCCTGTCGCGCCATCGTCCGCGCGATCTCGGGGATCTTGTCGAACCAGGTGCGCAGCGTCTCGTACGACACTTTCGGCAGCAGGGCCGAATCGCGCAGCTTATAGTCTTCGTCCAGGTAGCGCGCGTACTTGTCGCGCTCGAAGTCGCCCATCGGCTGGCCGATATGCGTCGCGCGCCAGGCCATTTCCTCGCTGTACGCCCGCGCGATCTCCTTGATCGAGAGCACACCGTACACACCCTTGCGAGGCATCGCCGCGGCCAGCAGCCAGTCGAGCGCCGCCGGCGTCATGGCCCGCGGCTTGCCCTTGTCGGCGCGATCGCGCGACACCAGTCCCGGCAGTCCGCGCTCTTGCCACGCCGCCAGCCAGTTGTATACGGTCCGCGGCTTCGTGGCGTGCGCCTTGCAAAGGTACGCCACCATCGCGCCCTTCGATCGGTACTGCGCCCACAACAGCGGATACTTGTCCGGCTCGATCAGCGGCTCGATTACGTCGTACCGCTTCTGTGCCTCGGCCCGATCTTCCTGCGAGAGGTTCGGCCCCACCGGCGTCGTGAGTTGCAGCGCCATCTGGCCAGGCGCGCCGCCGATGGGAAGCTCGATAACCTTGGGCTGCCCAGCCCACTTCTTCTGTACGTCTGCCGGCAGATCCGCAACGTCGTACCCAGGAACTGTGCGCCCGTTCCGCGCCCGTCCGGCCGGCGTCGAATCGAGCTTCCGGGTCACCGTGCGTTCGGAGCATCCTATGAGCTCTGCGGTCTCGACTTTCGAAAGCAGATTGTTCGCCGGCATCAGATCTTCTCCCATAGCCCCTGTGACAGTTTCTGCGCTGCCAGTTGATGCCGCCCCAACTCGGCGAATTCCCGATCCTCTGCCGTGGCCGCCGACAACCCGCAGTCGGCGCATAAGATGTCCAGCAGACGCCGCGAGCCCGTCACCTTCACCCAGGCCGGCACCCACTCGGCCGGCATGCGGTTCGCTTTGGTCTCGGCGGCCACCGCATCGACGGCCGCTTCGCTCACTGCATAGCCGAGTTCCTCGGAAAGTCGAAGGGCTACTTCGGCCCGTGAGTACCGGCAAGCCTTTAGGTCTGCCCAGATCGCGGACAGTATTTTCAATGACTTACCGCGCAGCCGCGTACTGTCCGCAATTTCGCCCGCTGCGGATATTGCAACGTGAGATTGACCGGGGAATACTGATCTCATGCGACGCGCCTCCGTACTTCGAATCCCGGCACCCGGCGCCGCCGGAGAGCCTTCTCGATCCGGACGGATCGCCCTTCGCCCCGCCACACCTTGCTTACCGCTTGCCGTGAGACGTGAAGTTGTCTGGCAACCTCGGTCAGCAAACCGGCATTACGCTTCATCCACGCGTCCTCGTAGGAGATCGCAATTACGGTATGCTGACGTGTGAGGTTGTCAGATTCAGACATGCACGTCTAGATACTAGCGCTAGCTGCTAGTGCTAGTCAAGGGATTTTGATATGAAAAATCCGTGCCGCGAGCTGCGCGAGTTGTTGGCTGTGAACCAGGCTGACTTCGGCCGCCTGATCGGCCGGTCGTTTCAGTCGGTGCGCGCGTACGAAAAACACCCGTCGGACATACCGGCCGACGTGATTGAGCGCATCAAATCCCTGGCTGCCGAGCGCGGCCATGCCGACTGGGCCGTATTCCTATCCAGCGATGAGTGGCGCGCGGTGAGCGTGTTGCAGCCCGGCGAAACCTTGATCGGCGCACGGCAAACGGAAGGCCCCAGGCCGAAGCTCGCCACAACGCGCGACCCCGCCACGTTACACTCAATGCTGGATGACATTCTGGAGAGCGAAGACCCCGACGCTATCCAGGCCGTTGTCCCGAATCTTGAACTATTTCATAAGTGGGTGAAATTAAAGGGCAAGAACAAAGCAAAAAGAAAACGGGCCTAAATGTATTATTTAGGTGAGAATGTGGTTATAATATCGGCGTATTGCCCCCTGGTAAACTCCCAGTCACGCGGGAGGAAGTTGAAGTGCTGATCGAATTGGAAGAGCAACTGGCGCGCCTCGCTCAGTTTGCTGCTCAGCAGCGCGTTGAGATCCTTCGCCGGCTGGTGCGGGATGAGCCTGCGCCGAACTTGACCAAGATCAGGAGAATCAAATGATCCGCCGACTCCTTATAATAATGATGCCGATTTTGCTCTTTGCCGCCGAAGATCCGGGTGGTTGGACGCGCGCAAAATGGGGTATGAAATCCCCGGAACTCATTAAACTCTTCCAGGGAGAGGTCACCGGCGAGACGCCGCGATTATCGGTCCCTTCCTACGAAGTCGCCGGCACGAAATTCCGTGTGCTCCTGATCATGGATAAGGAAGACCGTCTCGATCACGTATCGTTGAGTCCGATCTCCATGGCCGACTGCACCGACCAGCTTTTCCAATCCGTCCAGGAACTGCTGGTTCAGAAGTACGGCCGTCCGTGGAAGAGCGACGAAGCCGGCACCACAGAATTCCAGTGGACCTTCCCCACCACCGTCATCACCCTCAGCCGCATGAAGTCCTCGATCGGCGCCGCCCTCATCTCAGTCCGCTACCAGCACCGCGCCGACGCGGATAAGATGTAA